CCAGTGTAATAGCGCTGGCTTCGCCGCCATTTAGTGCTGCGGCAAAAGTGCTGTACAGCCGGATACCGCCGAGCTCGTCGATGTTGACGAACCACTTGCCGCCGTTTTTCTTGACGCCGTCAGGCCATCCGGCCACGCTGACAAATTCCAGGACAGCCCCGTTGGTCGTCTGGAACTCCAGCTGGTCGCCCGTAATGAACAGCCCTGGGTCGAAATCGAACGAGAACCGCTTGCGGGATTCGTTTACGTCGCCAGGGTCAACCACGGATTCCTTGGTGCCCTGCAGCGAAATGCGCTGCAGCGATACTTGCCCTGCCCAGCCGATATAAACACTCATCAGACGCTCGCTCCAGTCAGAGGGCCGTTTACTTGGTAACTGATCTGCGCGGAAATCACTTCTCCGACTGCAGCGCCAATGGAGACGCTGGTGACGTACGCGCTGAACGTAATGTCTCGATTGCTGTTGCCGTCGGCAAGACGCAGTGTCATTGTCACCAAATCGCTAGTGGTGACGCCGCCTGTGCCCGTCTTGACGAGCTTACGTAGCAGGGTGCTGGCGTCGGTCGTGCCGGTGTCGTCTTTGTAGTAGATCAGCGAGGCGCTTCCGCTGAACGATTGGAGACCTGGCGTGAAGTAACGAAGGTTGTCACCAAGCGTCGTGGTCTCCAGCATCTCGGCAGTGGCTTCCATGGTCCAGCTGGTTACCTTCGCCAGCTGCGTTCCGGCCACCAGCAGACGACCATCTCTTCCGGTGAAAACCTTCGCCATGGTCGCCTCCTATGAAATCAGTTTAAACGACGCCGATCAGTTCGACAGATACACTACTGATCCCGGGACGGATACTTGTGATCTGCGGTGGACCGGCGTAACGGTAGCTTGCACCAGAACTTCCAGGTGAAAGTGCTGTGCTGGTGCCACGCCAGCCGTTGGTAACTGCCGAAGGAAGGCTGAACGTGCGGAAGGTGCCCTCGGTCTCGTTGTAATGCGTTAAGAATTGCTGGGCTTGGCTATCCCCAACATTGGCGTAGTCCAGGTTTAGCTTTCCGTTGGTCCGCTTGTTGCCGTAGCGGATTCGGATCTCGGCGCCGGAAAGGGCCTGGTAAGGACGCACGGGCCAGTCGCCTGCGCTGTAGGCGCGTCCGCTGGGGGTCAAGGTGGGGAAAGGCATGACGTTTAACCTCCTGTAATAATCATACCGACGCCATCTACATCAGACGCAATCTCAGGCGGGAACTCAGTCGCAGTCACATTAACCAGGCCCTCTTCATCAATCTCCACCTGTTCGATTAGGTACGTAAGGGTGGATAGCGAAGATGTCTGAGTGCTAAATAGTGAGCCGAATAATTGTGTATTTGTCGTCGTTCCATTCACAATGGTAAGGTTGCCTGACGTAAGTTCAGGATCTCCAGGCCTGTAGTACACGATCGGGTACGTTCCATCGGCCAGGGGTTGGACGCTGGTAACGGTTCCCGTGCTACTGATGACGCCGTTGCCGGTGCTGGATATTACATTCTGTTCTATTGCTACTTTGATGTAATTACCTGGAGCAATTCCGGTGGCACGGTCGGGTACTGTTTTGAATTTGATCGCGTGAGTGACTCGCCTGCGCACAGACAAAAAGTAACATGCTGCTTGCACTGCATGGTTTTTGCTGGTGCAGTAGGCGGACATGTCAAAAGTTTCTTGCGCCAGGTTGGCAGGCCGATCTGCAAAACGCACGCGCACGCTACGGCTTTCAGGGAATTGGTTTTTGCCTAAGTTTTGACGGTATACCATCACTGCCTCGAAATCTCGGCGCTGATCCAGGCTTAGGTATTCGACGGAAAAACTGTTTTCGATAATGTTTCCAGCGGTAAACATATTAGTAACGCCGCTGCCTGAAATTGCCGGGACAAGACTAAACTTGCCGTTGGCTATAACAAAGTTTAGCAAAAAGAACGGAGCTATACTTGTGATGTATTCACGGACGTTGGTTTTATCGGTAATCGCGCCGTCGAAGAATAAACCGCGTGACGCGCAGAAAGAAGCAGCAGAGGCAAACGAGGCGCCATCAATTAGTTGATCGCTGAGCACGTTAATGCGCTGCAGCAAATACTGAACCAGTGCGGGGAAGCTGTTGCTTGCGTTAATACCACTGCCGATCCAGATCCGTAGCTGATCCAGCGACGTGACGCTCCGGCTGGAGCGTAGGGACATCCCTACGGTGGCCAGGGAAGCAAAAGTAGGTTCTATTGCATTGCTGTTAAATTCGTTGACGTAAACAATCCTGTGCTCTGGCTGGCTGTCGCAACTACGCGTGATCAGGTTGGCGTAAGCAGACACCTCTGCAATTCCTATGTTTGCGTCAAAGTTACGTATGAGTGTGCCATCGGACGGTGTATGGATTGCTTGCTCTAGCTGCGCACATTCCTGCACCGTAATAGGCTGTACGGGTGCGGCTAATGTAATGCCGTTAGCGGAGAGAGTCGTCTGGTTTACACCGCCTGTTAAAGCGTACAAAGTACCTGTTAGTCCCAGGCGGGCTATGTAAGCTCCTGTCAAGGGAACAAAGCGAAACTCCAGTAGGCTTTTTGTTCCGTGGCGGACAGTTATTTGGTGGAATTGATCTATAGGAGAAGAGCCTCTTACGCAGAAATTAACACCTGTTTGAATCCATGTAGTAGCTCCGAGGCGCCTGTAGTAAATAGTAAAGCCTGATGTACGAGTGAAATAATCATTCATAACACCGGACTGCACCGCCACATTATCTACGTCCAGCCTGCCGATTTGTTCTTCTGACAGCAAAGAGTTAAAGTTGCAGAGTCCGTTGAACCTGCCCCAAACTTGGCTTTTCAAACCGATCTGGGTGATTTCACAGGCGCGAGTATTTTTTATGGTGCCTGCGGTGAAACGAGCCAGGTTGTCGTAAACTGAGCCGGCTCTATTAGGTGGTGGCGGGTTGCCCTGGTGTTGGTTGATATTTCCTGCGACTGTTGTTACGTCCTCTAAAGTTAAACTACGAATATCTGAACTATTTAGTACCTCAATGCAACGCAAAGTAATTAGTTGAGTTTGGCCGATAGTCCAGATAGGAAGACTACGATTTACTACGCGCCACACACTGTGGTTGATGATTACAGTTTCACCCAACTGCAGCATATCGTCGGTAGCCGCGCATTCACTATCCAGCAGATTATTTACATCGTCTAGCTCTCCTCCACCCCGTCCGTCATTTTCCCCGAAAAAGTTTTTAGGGGGTAGGGTATTGCCTGAGATAACGTAGGTTACGGTAGCCCCAACGCCACCACTGCTGCTGGTGAGGCCTTGACGTCTAAAGTATCCATAACCTGTTCCGCCGTTGTTGTACCATATTTTTGTTGCTGTCTGCAAAAAACCACAAATTTTTGCCCTGTTTCTTTTTAGAATCTTTTTACCGGGGGCGTCTACGCCTACAGATACAATCGCATAATTTACTTTGTACTGTGTGCCATTCGGTGCAGGGTTGCTTACGCCGAAAACCGTGCTGTTGGAAGGTGTTAGGGCTTGGCAAAACCCAGACGGTCCCGTACCAGTGGCAAACAAATCGCTGGTCGTTTGCGGGTCGCCTGTTGCGGGACCTGACTGAGTGCCGTACAGAAGATTGGAACGAGTGGGGCGGCCACTAGGATTCCACCAAAAAGCGTAGTTAACAGGCTCCAGTGTGTTCAAGCCTGTGTTGCCGATGTACAAACCTGCTAAATCCGGCGCAGATACGCCGGTTTCACCCACTACGTAAATCAACTTATACGCTTGCTGGCTGGTGAGACTGAACATGCGGGACCACACCAGCCTGGGCGTCACCAGCACGCCGCCCGTCGAGCTACTCGTTTCGCTTTCGACGTACTTAGTCCAGATAATTGGGACACTTTCGCCGTACTCAGCTAGTTCAGCAAGAGAGTCGAAACCGCTCGTCTGTGCGAACCGATCCTGTCCTGTTCTGCTCTCTAGTGTTCTGCTGCCGCCGCCACTTTTAGGTTTTGGTGCCAGCAGGTAACTGACGGCGCTAGTTACAAGGCCGATGGCAACGCTTACAAGAATAGAAACAGTGATCGGATCACACCGGATATCCGGCACCAAGTCGTATTCGGCGGGACGAATGCCCGCTTTTCGCTGCGATTCTTCGACAAAAAATTCGTACTCTTCGCGGCTGCAACCAAGCAGCTCGATCAGTTGGATCTCGTACGGAAGTAGTACCCTTTTTCTAGTCCCGACAAAGGGCACCAGGCTACCTGCTTGATTCGCGGACTGATGTGCAGGATCCCTTGGTTCCATACCGCAGCGAAGGCCCAACGATCTTGTGGTACAAGAACCACATCGCCATCATAGCCCGGGCGGTCAACCCGTCTGCCCCAGTGCAGTAACTCGCGTAGCACCCGCTGTGTGGGCATGCTGTACCAGTTGGGATTAAAAGGGGGTAGTTGAATATTGACTTCGTTTAATACTACGTACACGAGATGGATACAATCTATCTGTCGGTCTGTGCCATCGGCACCGAGACAGTAATCCATCCCGATTAAATCAATACACGTTAACGCCACTGGAGTTGGGCAACGGGCCGATTAAATCCTCAGTTAAGCATCGGAATGGAATATCGGTGCCTACGGCATCCAACACTGTGCTGAGTTCTAAGTTAACTGTTTGCTCGTTCCAGCTGGCAGCGGATATTTGCCCGATGTAGTTATACAGTGTGTAGTTTTGATTTAATACCTCGGTAGTTACGGTTGCAAGCCAAGCACCGTTGAGTGCGTCGGTTGCCCACGAACGTGCCAAGGCATTGGCAGGGAATACAAGTGTGGCTGGAACGTTGTCGCCGTTGCGGTTGATGGTAGTCCCGGAAAAACCAAACGGAAGGAAGCCGCTCCCGTTCAGGTCGTAATTTTGGAACTGCTGCCCGTTCAGACTTAAGTTGTTGCCGATTACGAGTTCCATCAGATACCGACTCTCCTGCGGGCACTAGGAGCATTTTGCAGGCGGCGTAGTGTACGTTGTTCGCCTTGCTGTGCGCCTTGCTGTGCTGCTCTTTGCATTCCAGCCTCGAACTGACTGGCTGTAACGTAATCTACGCTGTTGATGCGCTCCACGGTGTAACGCACGTCGATGGCACTGGTGCCGGCGGCGTTTGCGCCAGCCTCATCTGTTGCCTCTGCGCCGCCTGCGCCAGCTCCGCGTCCGGTCGGCACAGGACGGTAGCGATCCATGGCTGCCGTGCTGGCGCTGACACCGAGGCGGCCGTCGGGTCCGCGCTTGAGGGGCATGATGGCCTCTGGGCCGGCCTCGCCCATCAGACCGTTTTTGGTAGTGCCGCCATCGGCAAACTTGAACAGGGTGGGGCTAGTAACAATGCCGCCGTTGGCGAATTTGGCGATGCCGTTGGCAAATGACGCTCCATTCGCAGCCAAACTAGGCATTGAAAATGCCGCAGGATTAAAACTGATTCCACTGGCGGCTTTACCCAAGCCACCACCACCGCCTCCAGGGAACAGGCTAAGAATGCTATTCAGGATTATCATCTGCATCCACTTAGCAATCATCTGCGCTGCCATATCCAAAAAGTAGTCACCCACACTCTTGAAGAAAGTGGCCAGGGCAGTCTGGGCACTCATGCTTCCGCTGATTACGCCCTTGAAAGATTCGGCAAAAGCTGTACCAATGGTCTGGGCAGCGGAAGCAACTTGGTTGATGGGATCTATAAGGGTGTTTAGTTCTCCCCGGACGCCATCGGCTATACCTTGGAGGCGCTCTCTGTTTGTGGGTCCGGCGCCAGGGCCTGCTGCAGCCGCGCCTTCGATGGCTTGTTTTTGCTGCTTAAGTAAATTAAGTTTTTCTTGGAGTTTGTAAACGGCGTTGCCATCTAACTCTCCTTGCAGGATCTTGCTTTGGGTGATGGCTATTTCTAGATCAAGTTCTTGTAACTTACCGCTTACAAGTTTCTCGAAGTTAGCGCGACGTTCTGCTTCTGCGGGCAGGAGGCCCTCATTGACGAGACGGCCATAGGTTTTTGCGTACTGGAGTTCCAGTTCGCGCTCTTTGCGCATATCGGTGAACATCTGAACGGAGCTTCTTACCGCATCCTGCATTTCCAGTTCTTTTTCAAATCGCTCCTGCTTAATTGCGCGAATCTTGTCTTCGCTTTCCAGTTGAGCGGCG